CCCCGGAGACCGGCAAGCACATCCCGGCGATCTACCTGCGGGCGTCGAGGGACCAGCGCCTCGCCCTCCTGCAGGGGCTGATGGACACCGACGGGCATGTCGGCCGCAATGGCCGGTGCGAGTTCGTGACGATCTATCCGCGGCTGGCGGACGGGTTCGGCGAGCTGCTGGCGACGCTCGGCATCAAGTTCACCTCCGCCGAGCGACAGCCGATGGCGGTGATCGACGGCGAACGCCGCCCGGGCAAACCGGCGCGCCGGTTCTCGTTCATGATCTACGACGACACCCCGGTGTTCCGGCTGTCGCGCAAACGCGCGCGACAGGTGTCGCGAGACGGGCGGCGTACGACCGAGACGGAACGCCGCCGGATCGTCGCGGTAGAGTCAGTGCCGAGCGTGCCGGTGAAGTGCATCCAGGTCGACAGTCCGAACCGGCTCTACCTCGCCGGCCGGGCGATGATCCCGACCCACAACACCGAGATGCTCAACAATGCGGTCGGCTACCACATCGACCAGGATCCGGCGCCGATCATGGTGGTGATGCCGACCGAGCGCGACGCCGAGACCTGGTCGAAGGACCGGTTCTCGCCGATGGCGCGCGACACACCGTGCCTGACCGGCAAGATCGCTGACCCCAGGTCGCGCGACGGCAACAACAAGATCCTGCACAAGCGGTTTCCGGGCGGACATCTGACGATTGTCGGCGCCAACGCACCCTCGGGGCTGGCGAGCCGGCCGATCCGGCTCCTGCTCTGCGACGAGGTCGACCGCTACCCGTTCAGCGCCGGCGCCGAGGGCGACCCGGTGAACCTGGCGAGGAAGCGGACGGTCACCTTCTGGAACCGCAAGATCGTGCTGGTCTCGACGCCGACCAACCGGGGCGCGAGCCGGATCGAGGCGGCCTGGGAGGAGAGCGACCAGCGCCAATTCCATGTGCCGTGCCCGGTGTGCGGCACCGAACAGGTGCTGACCTGGCCGCAGGTGCGCTGGGACAAGGACACCGACGGCACGCACCGGCCGGAGACCGCGCGCTACCACTGCGTGGACTGCGATGCGGGATGGCGTGACGAGACCCGCTGGGCGGCGGTCGGCCGGGGCCGCTGGATCGCCAACCGGCCCTTCGCCGGGATCGCGGGGTTCCACCTGAACGAGATCTATTCGCCCTGGGTGCGGCTCGAGGCGATGGTGCGGGCGTTCCTCTCGGCGCGCGCCGGCGGGGACCAGGCGATGAAGACCTTCGTCAATACCTCGCTCGGCGAGAGCTGGGTCGAGACCGGCGACGCGCCGGACTGGCAGCGGCTGGCGGACCGGCGCGAGGACTGGCCGGCGGGCACGGTCCCCGCGGGCGGTCTCTTCCTGACCGCCGGCGCCGACGTGCAGAAGGATCGCATCGAGGTCGACGTCTGGGCCTGGGGCCGCGGATTGGAAAGCTGGCTGATCGATCATCTGGTCCTTGAGGGCGGGCCCGGTGATCCGGCCTGCTGGCAGGCCCTGACGGACCTGCTCGGCCGGACATGGGCGCATGCCTGCGGCCAGCACATGACGCTGGCGCGGCTCGCGATCGACACCGGTTTCGAGACCAGCGCCGTCTATGCCTGGTCGCGGCAGGTCGGCTTCGCGCAGGTGGCGCCCGTCAAGGGTGTCGAGGGCTTCAACCGGGCGAGCCCGGTGACGGGGCCGACCTATGTCGATGCCACCATCGCCGGCAAGCGGCTCAGGCGTGGCGCGCGGCTCTGGACGGTGGCGACCTCGACCTTCAAGGCCGAGACCTACCGGTTCCTGCGGCAGGGTGAGGCGGAACCGTCGCCCCGGTGGGGCGGCGAAAGTCCGCCGAACGCCGACGCCGCCGTGTGCCCGCCCGGCACGATCCATCTGCCGGACTGGGCCGATGGCGAATGGCTGAAGCAGCTGACCGCCGAGCAGCTGGTGACGGTGCGCACGAAGCGCGGCTTCGCCCGGCTCGAATGGCAGAAGCTGCGCGAACGCAATGAGGCGCTGGACACCCGGGTCTACGCCCGGGCCGCGGCCTGGATCGCCGGCGCGGATCGGTGGCCCGAGGCGCGATGGCAGGAGTTGGAGCGGCAAATGGTTGTCGAGACGGAACCGCCGAAGAATGCCCTGCAGCCGGCATCCCGCAGGGCTGCGCCGGCGCGGCGGCGGTCGGTGCGATCGAGCTACATGGGGTGAGGGATGTTCAGTGCCACGGCCTCTTGCCGGTCCTGTGGCTCTTGAGCGGGCCGCGGCGCCGCGCCGCGAAATCCTCGAGGATCATGCGCACATGCCGCTCGTCGATGTCGACGGGATCGAAGGATCCGCCGCACCATTCGAGCATGCGGTCGTGCTCCTCGTGGTGCGGATCGCCGATCGCTTCGAGGAATTCCTCGAACCCGGTCGTTCCGCCCACGTCCTCGGGCGGCGCGCGCCGGGCGCCGCCGACGAAGGCCGGGTATTCGATCTCGGCCTCGCCCTCGCGCATGTCCTCGATGGTGATGCGGTGCCGCCAGTTGTCGCCGAAGTCATAGACGTAGAGGAACTGCCGGACCCCGCGATCGATCAGGGTCGCAAGCCGGATGCCCTTCGCCTTGAAGACCTTGCGCTCGTACATGACGTCATCGGGATGTGGTTCGCCATAGACCCGCTCGCCGATCACGAATTCGAACAGGTGATAGTCCTGCCAACGCATCGCGACCTGAATGATGTCGTGCAGAGCGAACAAGGTCGCGGACAGCGGCACGTCGACGGCCCGCCAGACCGGAGGCTCGGTGCCGTCCAGCTCGATGCGGATGCGGGCGACGGGCTCGATCATCGGCAGTCACATTCCTTCCGCGGCATGGCCGCCAACCTATCGGACAGACCGCCATGGCGACAATCACCGAACTTCGCGCGCGTCGCGAGGCGCTGGCCGCGCAGCGGTCCTCGGGTGTCGCCCGGGTCAGCTACGACGGCAAGACGGTGGATTACCGCAGCGTCGCCGAGATCGACCGGGCCATCGAGGTGCTGGACCGCGAGATCGCGGCGGCCGAGGGGCGGCGGATCGTGCGCCAGGTCCGGGTGACGGCGGCGAAGGGGCTCTGACGCGATGGGCCTTCTGGATCTGTTTCGCCGCCGGAACACGGGCGGTCCTGCCGCCATGCGCGCCCGGCTCGAGGGCGCGATGGCCAGGCGTCGGCTGCGGGGCTGGAACCCGCCGCTCGAGAACATCAACGCGCTGGTCGCCTCGGGTGGACCGCGGCTCCTGGCGCGGTCGCGGGAACTGGTGGTCACCAACGGCTACGCGGCCAATGCCTGCGAGGCCTTCGCCGCCAATCTCGTCGGCGACGGCATCAAGCCCTCGTCGCTGATCGAGGATGGGCCGATCCGCGACCGGGTGCAGCGGCTCTGGCTCGCCTGGACCGACGAGGCGGACGCGGACGGGTTGACCGACTTCTACGGCCTGCAGGCCATGGTGGCGCGGGAGATGTTCGTCGCCGGCGAATGCTTCGTGCGGCTGCGCCCGCGCCGGGCTGAGGATGGGCTCGCGGTCCCGCTACAGCTGCAGCTCCTGCAGTCGGAAATGCTGCCGTTCGAGAAGACGGAGGCGGCGGCGAACGGCAACCGCATCCGCTGCGGCATCGAGTTCGATGGCATCGGGCGGCGCGTGGCCTATCACTTCCGCCGGCGCCATCCGGGCGACAGCACCGACCGGGGCACGGTCATCCCGGAGACGGTGCGCGTTCCGGCCGCGGATGTGCTGCACGTCTATCGCCCCATCGACGCGGGCCAGATCCGGGGGCTGCCGCATATCGCGCCGGCGATGGTGCGGCTCTTTCTGCTCGACCAGTACGACGACGCCGAACTCGACCGGAAGAAGACCGCGGCGATGTTCGCGGGCTTCATCACCAAGACCGCGCCGGAAGAGCCGCTGCTGGGGGAGGCAGAAGCCGATCCCGACGGCGCGGCCATCGCCAGCCTCGAGCCGGGCACCATGCAGGTGCTGCTGCCCGGCGAGGACGTGAAGTTCTCGGCTCCGGCCGATGTCGGCGGCGGCTACGAGGCGTTCCAGTACCGCACGCTCTTGTCGATCGCGGCCTCGGTCGGGCTGCCCTATCACCTGGTGACCGGCGATGTGCGGCAGGCGAACTATTCGAGCCTGCGCGCCGAGCTGGTCGAGTTCCGCCGCCGGATCGAACAGCTCCAGCACGGGGTCGTCGCGCATCAGCTCTGCCGCCCGGTCTGGGCGCGGTGGCTGGAGACGGCGGTGCTCGCGGGCGCGCTGGACCTGCCGGGCTATTCGTCAGCCCCGGGCCGCTACCGCGCGGTGCAGTGGATCCCGCCCCGATGGGAGTGGGTCGATCCCTTGAAGGATATCCAGGCGCAGGTGCTGGCGATGGAGGCCGGCATCACCTCGCGTCGCAAGGTCGTCGAGGCCACCGGCTACGACGTCGAGGAAGTCGACCGCGAGAACGCGGCCGACGCCGCGCGGGTGGCGGCCCTTGGCCTGCGCTACCGCACCAGCCCGGGCGAGACACACGGCGCGCGCGCGACCCCTTCAAGGCGGCCGGAGCCCGGCAGCGACGAGACATCTGAACAGGAGTGACAGCATGGCCAGCTGGTATGCAATCCGCGCCCGGGGGACCGGCGCGGAAGTGGTGATCTATGACGAGATCGGCGCCCATGGCGTCTCGGCCAAGGGGTTCCTGGCCGAGCTCGGCGCCCTGCCCGAAGGGACGCCCATCGACCTGCGGCTCAACAGCCCGGGCGGGTCGGTCTTCGACGCGGTCGCGATCCACAACGCGATCAGGCGCCACGAGGGCACCGTCACGGTCTGGATCGACGGCATCGCCGCCTCGGCCGCATCCTACGTCGCCATGGCGGGCGACGAGATCGTCATGCCGGAGAACGCCTTCCTGATGATCCACGACCCCGCCGGGCTGGTGATGGGCACGGCCGCCGACATGCGCGCCATGGCCGAGGCGCTGGACAAGGTGGGTGACAGCCTCGCTGCCGGCTACGCCGCGAAATCCGGCCGTCCGGGCGACGAAATCGCCGCCCTGATGGCCGCCGAGACCTGGCTCGACGCGACCGAGGCGCTGGCCCTCGGCTTCGCCGACCGGCTGGCGGAGCCGGTGCGGATCGCGGCCAGCTTCGACATCGGGCGGTTCCGCAATGCGCCGCCTGCTCTGGCAGCGATCGTCGCGGCGGAGGCGGGCGATGATGGCGCTGACGAGCCGGATCAGGAAGCCGAGACCGGTGCCGCCGCCGAAGGCGACGCGGACACGGAAGGCAGTGCCGACGCGCCAGATGCGGACGGTGATGCCGACCTTGCCCTCTCCGAAGCCAGTCTTCCGCCCGCCGATCCACCACCCGATCCCGTCGCGATCCGCGCGTCCGCCATCGCCCATGCCCGCGCCGTCGTCGATCTCTGCCGCCTCGCGGGCCAGCCGCGGATGGCGGGCCGGTTCCTCGAGGAGGACACCAGCCTCGACGCGGTGCGCGCGGCACTCCTCGCCGCCAGGGCCGAGGCCGAGCCCGAGATCGCCGCACATCACCCGCAACCGGGCCGACCCTCGGCTGCCCGTCCCTGGGGCGAGATCGTCGCCCGCACCTTCCGCCCGAAAGGATGATCTCCAATGACCACGCTCACCGAATCCACCCATCCCGGCGGCTTCCTCGTCTGGGAGGCCTTCCGCGATTACACCCGCGAGACCATCACTGTCGCATCTGGCGCGCTGGATCCCGGCACGGTGCTGGGCAAGATCACCGCCTCGGGCAAGTACGCCGCCCACGATCCCGCCGCCATCGATGGCACCGAGACCGCCGTCGCCTTGCTCTGGGGCAAGGCCGACGCATCGGGCGGCGACGCGCCCGCCGTCGCGCTCATCCGTGGCCCCGCCATCGTCAACCGTCACGATCTCGTTTTTGCGGGAACCCCCAGCGAAGGCGAAATCGCCGCGGCGCATGCCGCACTGCTCGCCGCCGGCATCCTCGTCCGCTGACCCAACCCTGAAGGAGGCACGCACATGGCCACCATGGACATCTTCGAAGGCGATGCCTTCACCATCATCGAGCTGACCCGGGCGCTGGAGAACATCCCGTTCAAGCCCGCGATCCTGTCGGGCGCGGGTCTGTTCTCGCCGCGCGGCGTGCGCGCGCGCACCGTGGTGATCGAGAGCCGCGATGGCACCCTGTCGCTGATCCCGTTCTCGGAGCGCGGCTCTCCTCACGAGAGCCAGGTGCCCGAACGGCGCGAGATGCGCGCCTTCGTCTGCCGCCAGTTCAAGAAGCAGGACGTGCTCTGGGCCTCCGAGATTCAGGGCATCCGCGATTTCGGGTCGGAAAGTGCCACGAGCCAGATCCAGAGCGAGGTCGCGCGCAAGCTCGGCCGTCTGCGCCAGGACGCCGAGGCCACCTTCGAGTACCACCTCCTGAACGGCATCCAGGGCCGCGTGCTCGATCCGAAGGACGGCGCGACGGTCGTGAACTACTTCACCGAGTTCGGCATCGCGCCCAGCCCCGAGATCGATTTCGACCTCGACAATGCGACCCCGGCCTCGGGTGCGCTCCGCAAGCGCTGCCAGGCGCTGATCGAGGACGTCGAGGCCTCGATGGGCGGGCTCGCGGCCGGTGCGATCCAGGTCCGCGCCGAATGCGGCTCGGCCTTCTTCGCCGATCTGGTCGCCCACAAGGAGGTGCGGGAGACCTTTCTCAACACCGCCGCCGCCGCCGATCTGCGCGGGCGCGTGGCCGACGAGGTCAGCTTCGGCGGCATCACCTTCCGCCGCTACCGGGGCGGCGCGGGCTTCGGCGTGCCGACCGACAAGGCCTTCTTCTACCCCGAGGGCATCGAGGGGCTCTTCGAGATCTACCACGCCCCGGCCGATACCTTCGAGACGGTGAACACGCTGGGCTTGGCCCTCTACGCCCGCACCATCCCGGATCGGGATCGCGACGAATGGGTGCGGCTCGAGATCGAGTCGAACCCGCTGCCGATCTGCACCCGCCCGCAGGTGCTGCGCTCGGCGCGGCGGACGTGATGAGCGCCTTCGCCAGCGCGATCGACGCGCTCTTCGCCGATCCGAACATCGCCCGCGACGCGATCTACACGCCCGCGGCCGGGATCCCGTTCCCGGTCCGGGTGATCGCGCGGCGGGGCGATCTGGTCTCGGAGTTCGCCGAGCGCCGCGTCGCCGCGGCCACGGTGGTGCTGGATCTGCGCCTGAGCGAGGTGCCGGACCCGCGGGCGGGCGACCGGATCGAGCTTGGGGGCGAGGTGCTCGCCGTCCAGGGCGCGCCGATCCGCGACAGCGAACGGCTGATCTGGACCCTCGACACCCGGCCGGCATGAGGAGGCCGATATGCACCTGCGAGCCGCCATCCGCGGCGATCTGGAGCGGATCATGGCCGAGGAGCTGGCGATCACGGAGCGCGGGGTCACCGCCGGAATCACACAAGCCGCGGGCGGGCTGAAGGCCGAGCTTCGGCGCCAGATCACCGCGTCGGGGCTCGGCGCGCGGCTGGCGAAGAGCTGGCGCAGCAGCGTCTATCCCGCGCGGGGCACCAGTCTCGGGGCGGCCGGGGTGGTCTGGTCGAAGGCGCCGCATATCGTGCGGGCCTTCGACGAGGGGGCGCTGATCCGGAGCCGCTCCGGGCTCTGGCTGGCGATCCCGACCGAGGCGGCGCCGAAGAAGGGTCTGGGCGGCAAGCG